GAGCTGGGCGAACCGCATTGGCAGACCGCCCCCGACGTGCCACGTTGGATCAGCATGGAAGCCGCCCAACTGGAAGCGGAGATGGACGACATCTTCTTCACCCATGCGGTGTCTCGAGGTCAAGCCCCCGGCGACCGCAACTCCGGTTTGGCGTTGTCGGTGCTCGCCGAGAAGGACGACACCCCGCTCGGCCCGATGGCCCGCAACCAGTCGGCTATGTGGGCGCGGATCGGCAAGATGACGTTGCAGATGTATCGTGCGTACGCCACCCAGTCCGGCATGATCCGCACCCAAACGCTCACCACCCCGCAAGGCAACACCCTCCAGTTCGAGTGGACCGCCGAAGACATCGAGGAATATCCGCAGGTCAAGGTGCCTTTGGATGCGACCGCCCCCCGCTCCAAGATCGCCACCCAGTCGGTCATCACCAGCCTCGCCCAACAGTTTCCACAGGCATTCCAGAATGTGGACGGAACCGCTTTGGCGCGGATGCTGGACCTTCCCGACCCTCGAGGGTTCCTCGGCTCCACCGACCCCGATGTCACGAAAGCCGAATGGGAGAACGGTCTGCTCATGCAAGCTGTCCCCGTCATGCCCGCCGACTTTGACGACCACGCCAAACACATCGCCCAACACAACCGGGAACGCAAATCCCCTGCATACGAACTTGCGAACCCTGAAGTGCGTCAGACGATCGACCTGCACATCCAAGCCCATCAGACGATGGCCGCCGAAGAAGCGATGCAACAGATGGCGCAGATGCAACAGATGCCAGGGTCCGAAGCCCTGCCGCAAGCCAACGAACCAGCCGGTTCGCTGGTACCCCAAGCCATGACCGGCCAACCCGGTGTACCTCAGGAGATGATGCCACAATGACCGACTTCGCCCCCGAAGGCGTGGTGGATGCCACCCCGACAGGAGAAGCCCCTGCCGAAACCCCTGCCGCCGACATCAACTGGCAAGAAAAATACCAGTCTGAGGTGCAGGATCGCATCAAGGAACGGGAACGGTACAAGCCGTTCGTGCAGACGTTCGGGAAAATGCATCCCGACGACGCCCGTGCCGTACAGGAGTTCGCCACCGCATTCGCTTCCGGTGACACCGAAACCGCTGTCCGTTGGATGGTCGACAACGCTCGCACCCTCGCCGGAGACCGTTTCGACTCGTTCATCACCCCCGCCCAACAGCAGGCCATCAACACGCAGGTCGCCCAACAGGCGTACTCGGACGGCACCAACGCCGGAATGACCCCTGAGCAGGTGGAACAGCTCGTTCAGACCCGCTTGCAGGAATCGTTCCAACAGATCCAGCAGGCGCAGGTGCAACAGCAGTACGAACGCCAGATCGAGGAGACACTCACCCAGCATGGCCTCGCACCGGACACCCCGCTCGCAACGGCTGCCATTGTGGCCGCCTCAAAGCGATCCGACCTTGACCTCGCCGCAGCCATTCGTGAGGTGGAGGAACAAGTTTTGGCGCAAGCGCAACAGATCGCAACCCGACGCGCCGAAGCCGGTACGAGCATGGGTGCGCCGATCGTCAACGGTGTCCCGGTCGTCTCGCCGAACGGACAGCAGATGACACCCCGTGAACGTGCGATGGCTCGCCTCGCCCAAAACGGACTGTGACGTAACGTCAGCATAAGGGAAGGCACCCTTCATCCTTTTGGGTGACCGCTGATGTCCCCGTCTGATGCGTCCTCTCTCCGCGTCAGACGGGGCGATTCCCTTGACACGATGCGCACACTTGTGTGTATGCTTGCATCCGAACCGGATGGTTCACCCCATAGGTACCCCCATCGGATGATGGGTTGAGACAGCCGGACGGCTACCGCTCAGACAGGTTCCGATTCCCCCCAATCAGATTCTCTCTCACGGAAAGCAACCATCATGCCCGCAACCCTCTCCACAGTCGATGCCATCCTGAAGGATGACTACAAGGAGTACCTCGACAACCTCAACGAGGCCAACTTCATTCTCTCGCAGGTCGAAACCCGCAAGGACACCGTGCAGGGCCGTATCGCCCGTCACGCCGTCCACTTGGGTCGTTCGTCCGGTGTCGGTGCTCGCGCCGAGTCCGGCACCCTCCCCACCGCCGCCAACCAGTCGTACGCGACGGTCCCGGTTCCGGTCCGCTACGTCTACGGACGCATCCAGCTGTCCGGCCCGACGATCAAGCAGGCTGTCACCGACCGTGGTGCTTTCATCGACGCGCTCGACGCCGAAATGGAAGGCATCAAGAAGGACGCCATGAAGGACGTGAACCGTCAGTTGTGGGGCACCTCCAACGGTGTGATCGCCCAATGTGGCACCACCTCGTCGTCCACCACCGTCGTGTTGGCTTCTAGCACCGGCACCACCGCTCTCCGTCAGTTGTTCTTCGACGGTGGCATGGTCGTGGACATCGGAACCGTCGCCTCGCCGACGACGATCGCTTCGGCTCGTACCGTCACCTCGGTCGACGAGACGAACAAGACGATCGCCATCTCGGGTGCTGCGGTCACCACGTCGTCCAGCCACTTCGTGTTCCGTTCGGGAGCCGGTGGAGCGTCCAACAACAGCGGTCAGCCCGGTGACGGCCAGATCGAATTGACCGGCCTCCAGACCATCGTCGACGACACCGCCGTGTTGCACACGATCAACCCGTCGTCGCAGCCGAAGTGGAAGGCGTACGTCAACAGCAACTCGGGCACCAACCGTTCGGTCACCGAGTCGCTCATCACCGGCTCCATTATGAAGGTTCTCACCAACTCGGGCAAGAAGCCCAGCCTGTTGGTGTCAGCCGAAGGCGTGAACCTGGCGATCAGCAACCTGCTGTTGAGCCTGAAGCGCAACATGGAGCAGACCCAGTTGAAGGGCGGCTACGCGGGCATCCAGTTCTACAGCCCGTCGGTGTCCGGCAAGGGTGACGAGGCCCCCACGGCCCTGTACGCCGACTTCGACTGCCCGAACAACCGCCTGTACGGCATCAACCCCGAAGTGTTGGTGTTCCATCAGGTGGGCGACGGCTTCCAGTTCATGGACCTCGACGGCGCGGTGATGAACCGTAAGCCCGACCAGGATGCGTACGAGGCGACCCTGTATATGTACGGCGAACTCGCCTGCAAGCAGCGCAACGCCCACTTCGTCATCAAGGATCTCACCGAGGTGAGCATCTGACATGGCCTCCGTCGCAATCAACATCGGCCCCGAAGTCCCCGGTTCCCGCAAGGAGGTGTACGCAACGGTCACTTTCGACTCGTCCTATGTGACGGGTGGAGAGGCGTTCGTACCCGCCGAGTTCGGGTTCAGCCGGTTGGACTTCCTCGAGGTGGCTGGCGGCAACGGGTATGTGGCTGTCTGGGACGGTTCCGTCTCGGCTCCCAAGATCCTGTTGTACCGTCAGACCGCTGCGACGGGCGCACTCGCCGAGGTTCCGAATACCACGAACGTGTCGACGGTCGTCGTCCGGGTTCGCGCTATCGGAGCCTGAACAAACAATCCCCCAAACGTCAGGGCCGGTTGCCGAAAGGTGACCGGCCCTTTCGTCTAGGATGACCACCATGATTCGTGCAGCAGATTTGATGGGCAACGTCGCCGGTGGTGGCGAAATGGCAGAAGTGTCATTCGATGTGTATGACATCGCTAACCGTATTCAGCGGGGCGACGAATCCGGGTGGCGTGGCGACCCGTCCGCATCGTTGATGTTCAATCCTCTCGCCGGACGTTTCGAGGTGTGGATGGTCGACGCGACCGGAACCCCGTATGTCGCCTGTTCTCACACTCGATGCGACCACACTCTGATCGTGAAGCTGATCGAAGGTGACTGGCAGAAGGGCAAAGCCCTGCACGAAGACCTGATGAAGAAGAACAAGCAGATTCGGGACGCACACGAAACCGCAGAAAAAGAGAAAAGGTTGGAGTTGGCTGACAAACTGCATTGGGCGTTGGTGCGCGATGTGGGACACTTGGAAGGCTCCAACCGTCGAATCCACAGCATGAACGAGAAAGGCAAATAGTGGCCTCATACACCGTGAACAAAGCGAAACACGCTGTGTTGACACCGAACACGGTGGACACGGTGTCGTTTGGCGACTCGGTGTCTTTCGTGATTGTCTCCAACCGCACCACGTCCGGTTCCCCGATCTTCTTCACTTACGGCGACCCGAGCAAAGGTGTCCCTACCCCGACGGTGAACGGCGACGACTGCTATGTGGTTGGCATCGGAATGACCCTCAGCTTGGTCGGCGACGGCACCGCATCCGATGTGAAACTGATCTCCAACGCTGCGCAGGCGTACAGCGTGATGGTGGTATGACATGAACAGGCTTGATCTTCGTAACGCTGTCAAAGACCGGCTAGCCATCAAATCTGATGGTGGTGGCACCAGCCTTGACGGCCTTATCACCAACGCTTTCGTGAACACCAGCCTGAACGACGCTCTGAACCGGGTCAGCATGGAACGCGACTGGTGGTGGCTCGCCTCGACCGCCAGCCTGTCGTTTGACACGGTGAACGGGGCTGCGACCCTCCCATCAGACTTCATGCGAGCCAACGAACTGGTCATCAACTCGTCACCCGCCGAATGGGTGCCCCTCGAGACGTTCCTCGACCCCACCTCGGACAACAGCACGTTCGGATGGACGATCTACGGCAACCAGGCGAAAATCACCCCGATCCCGTCAACGACGACCACCGGCACCTTGTACTACTTCCGGTCGGAACCGGCTCTTTCGAGCGACTCGTCCAGCCCTCTGATGCCGGTCGTCTACCATTCGGTGATCGTCGCCTACGCCTCCCATTTGTGCGCAGCCCGACGCCAAGACGAACAGCGGGCGTCGCTGTATTTGCAGGAGTACGGCACGTTCCTGAAGTCAATGAACGACGACAACCGGACGACAATCAAACGGCGCATCAAGTTCACTCGCGCCCGCGACTACGCCACTTGGGAGTAACCGATGGGTTCCTTCCAAATCGTCTACGACGACTTCTCCGGCGGCCAATACATGGGGAACAAGTCCACGAACTTGCCTAAAAACACTTGGCACGGTAGTGGCGTTGTATCAACACCTGACGGGAAACTGGTAGTTACTAACAGTTCGTTAGCAGCAACACGAAGTTATGCATCGGGTACAACTGGAAAAATTTATGACCATTGGGTTATTGGTGGAGACTCTTATGTCTTCATTGACACAGTTAAAACAACGTCGCAATCAGCACTTGTCAAAACTGCTGGCATCAACAATGGTTCAAACTTCCCAATCACAACAACTACCAACAACCTGACAGGAACTCTTGCTGGCAAAGTTGCCTATTATCCAGCAACCTCGCTGTTCTATTACATCAGCACCGCAGGGACAATTTACTCTGTCACTACAACAGCAACAGTTACGTCTATTTCGGCGGCGTTGGCAGGTCTTGGATTAACAGACATTGCCAGTTATGGGTATCGACTTGTTTCCTGGGGTGGCACAAATGCCACAGCAAAGAAACGCCTTTACTACTCAGATACAACCCTCGCAACCTGGTCAACTGCCAACTACTACGAGTTTAACGGGACAATCCTGAATGTGTTGCCACGAACAAACGACCTACTGGTTGTGTGCGACACCGGGGTCTTCAGCCTTATAGGTGTTCTCGGATCATCGGTAACCAGCCAGTTAATCGTGCCACAAGAAAACATTACCGAAGGCATGAAAGACGCGACCATTGTTGGTCGCAATATGCATTTCTTAGACCAGCTCGCTAACGGGTCAATGGACGGTCGTATTTATCGTTTGGTTGGATCAACTGTTCAAGCAACAGACACGTTGGACATTGTTGACGTTATTTCCCAAACTGGCCTTGAACAAGCCCGCATTATGGCTGTCAACGATGGTCGACTTGTAGTAGTGATGCGCAATGGTCCTTGTTATGCGGAAACTTCAAAAGGTCAATGGGGAAGGCATTTGATTGGTACTGGTTATTTACTTGACCCAAATGCCACCAAACAGCAGCAGGTCGGTCGAGCAGGCCCGAACTCGTTAAATGAATTTTTTGTAGTTGCATCATTTGGTACTGCGAGCGAACTTTACATCGAACGGTATGTTCACAACACCGTACAACCTACGCCAACAGATGCGAACATCACGATTTCAGGTAGTGGAACTAGCGCAAGTTATCCATTTGGAACAGTTACCTTTTCCGAATACTGGCATTCAAAACCGTTTACTGTCAAAGAAGTGTTTGTTGAATACAGCCCCGCAAACGATTTTTTATCTACGCCAGTTGTTCAGGTAAGAATTCAACCAACAGGTAACGTAGATGTTGTAGCCGACAATATTCCATATATGTTGTCAAGCTACGAACCAAATATTCAACAAGCAGTTAATCAATACAATACCTATGTATTTGAACGTTTTGGACCCAACAATGCCAACAAAAGTTTTGGCATTAAGCCGCAACTGGTTTTTTCGGCTGTCACTATCAAGCGTGTGATCCTGAACTGCGAGGACTGAGATGCCGTTCGCATACACGTTCCGCGCCGACGACCTAGAGACAGTCGCCAACCAGGACAAAGACCTGCTCGAGAACCGGGATCGGGAACTCGAGTTGTACCTGAATCAGCCCAACGTCAAGCTGCGACGGGTCGCAACACAAACAATTACTTCCGGCCCGATTGTGGCCGTCAGTTTTGATACTGAAGATTCTGATGACAGCGGATTTTTCCCTGGTTCCGGCACAACGCTTACAGTCCCATCAGGATTAGGCGGTCTGTATGTAGTTGGCGTTCAAGTAACTTGGAGTGCAAATCCGACAGGTTCCACAATACGTCTCAGGGTGAACGGCAACAGCTTTTATTCAATAACTTTCGGAAACGTAACCCCAGTCCAAACTGGTTCTAGCGTCTACCTCAATGGCGGCGACACTCTGGAGTTGGCAATCACCCAGACATCAGGTATACCGGCAACCGCTACGGCAACCTACTGGTTGACCCGAGTGCTGGCATAATAGGAGCGAAAGGAGCCTGACATGACTATCCCCCCGTCCCTCGCACAGCCGTCATTCACACAGGCTCCCATTGAGACAACCGACCCCAACGCGATCTCCAAGACGATCATGGACGCGAAAGGCGACCTGCTAACAGCCACCGGCGCAGACACCCCTGCGAGGCTCGCTGTCGGCACAGACGGACAGGTGCTCGTCGCCGACTCCACCCAAACCACCGGCCTGAAATGGGCTGTCGACCCGACCACCACCTCATTTGACGCTAAAGGCGACCTGCTGGTCGGAACCGGCCCTGACGCCTACACCCGTGTCCCCGTCGGCACCAACAATCAGGTGCTCGTCGCCGACTCCGCTGAAGCGTCCGGTGTCCGCTGGTCATCCGAACAAGACCCCAATGCGATCACCAAAAGCATCATTGACGCCAAAGGTGACCTGATCGCTGGCACCGCCGCCGACACCCCGGCACGACTGGCGGTCGGCTCCGACGGGCAGTATCTGATCGCAGACTCGACACAGGCGGCAGGGATCAAATGGGCGGCTCCCAACATCACGCTCGGCACCGAAACATTCGGCGACTATGTCGCTGGGGTAACTGGCGGTACAGGGGTGACTGTCACCGGCTCCGGTGGCGAAACGTCAACCCCCTCGATCGCTATCGGGCAGGCTGTCGGCACAGGTGACACGGTCGCTTTCGGCGGGCTGAACGTCGACTCCGGCACCCTGTATGTGGACTCCACCAACAATCGGGTGGGCATCAACGACACAACCCCGTCATACAGCCTTGACGTGACCGGAGACGGGCATTTCAGCACCGATCTGACGGTGGACGGCACCGTGTATGCACCGCACATCCACGGCGATCTGGCGGGCCTCGTCTACACGCACGTCAAGAACGCGACTGCCAACATCATCCCAAACGGCACACCCGTGTATGCAACCGGAACCGTCGGCTCCACACAGGTGATCGAGATCGCCCCTGCGGACGCCTCGAACAGCGCGAAAATGCCTGCGATCGGTATCACCGACGGTGCGCTGGCGGTCAACGGCACCGGCCATGTGGTGATCGTCGGCGACCTTGATTCGCAGAACACGAACGCCTACACGATCAACCAGCCTCTGTATGTCGCATCCGGCGGTGGCTTGACCGGAACCCGCCCAACTGGTGCGTCCGACGTGATTCAGGTCGTCGGCCATGTGTCTCGAGTGAACACCAACACCGGAGGCATCGTCGTCGCCTGCGGGCCGTCAGCGAACACCCCAAACACCATTTCGGTGACCGGCAACATTTCCACTTCGGCAGGCTATTTCAGCGGGTCAGGTTCAGGGCTGACGAACATCCCGGCAGGGCAACTGACAGGCACCGTCCCCTCAGGCAACATTGGCAACGATTCTGTCGCGCTCGGTACCAAAACCACCGGCGACTATGTGCAAACGCTGTCAGCCGGTACAGGTGTGACGGTCACCAATGGCATCGGCGAAGGTTCAACCCCGACCGTGGCTATCGGACAGGCCGTCGGCACGACCTCGAGTCCCCAGTTCGTCGGGCTGACCGCCACCGGAACCGTGTCAGCGAACGCGGTGTCCGTCACGAACGGTGTTGGAGCCGCGTCGGCAACCATCACCGGCACCACCGCCACCTCGGTTCTGACGGTGGACGGCATCGAGATTGATACGACCGGGGCGTCAGCCAACCAGGTGTTGAAATACAACGGCACCAAGTTCGCTCCTTCAACAGGTGCTTCGGTCACGATCTCCGATACTGCACCTACTAGCCCGACCCCGCAGGCCGGTGACCAATGGTATGAGTCGGATACGGGTCGGACGTTTATTCGTTATGACTCGGCGTGGGTGGAGATTGGTTCGGCGGCGACGACGAATGTGAACGCTAATGATTTGTCGGGGACGACTCTTGCGTCGAATGTGGTGTCGTCGTCGTTGACTTCGGTGGGGACGATCACGAATTTGCAGGCGACTTCTGCGACGATCAACGGTTGGTTGGTATCCCAGCCTGGTTTGGTGTTGGTGAAAACTCAGGCTGTTGGGTCTGGTGTTACTTCGGTTGATGTGACTTCATGCTTTTCGTCAACATACGAAAACTACAAAGTCACATACACGAATGGTTCTGGTAGTACGACAGGATTGATTACGCTTCAATTTCTTTCGGGTTCTACGCCATCTACAACTGGCTATCACGGTGGGGCGGCGTGGATAAACGTGGGTGGTGGAACATGGCAACTTGCCGCCGATAACAACACGAGCCAATGGAACTATGCTGGTGGCACGGCATCAACTTATGCGTTTGCTTCTTTTGAGTTATTGCAACCATTTTTGGCTAAGCAAACTGTGGGGAATGGCACTTTCAGTCAACTTGATAACGGGCGAACGGGTCAATGTTTTTTGCACCATGCTGTTGCTACGTCATATGACGGTTTGAGGTTTGGTATTTCGGCAGGAACTTTGACTGGTGGAACGATTCGTGTCTACGGATATAGGAACTCGTAATGGCTATTGACTTCCCGAACAGCCCGACCCTCAACCAGATTTACACGGTCGGCTCACGCTCATGGATATGGGACGGCTCCACATGGAACATCTACGCCAACGTCCCCAACCGCTACATCCAAGACGCACCCCCATCGTCACCGCAGTCAGGCGACCAATGGTTCGAGTCTGACACAGGCCGACTGTTCGTCTACTACGACAGCGTGTGGGTGGAGATCGGTAACGCGACTGATATTGCTGGGGCGTTGCAACCGGGGCAGGTGACCGCGTTGTCGGCGGTGACGAGCTTGACGACCGACGACGTGTTTCCGGTGGTTGATAATCCGTCGAGTGCGACGGCGGCGAACAAGATCACTTACGGCAATTTGGTGACGGCGATGTCATCTAGTATTAGTAATACGGGTGGCGTATGGGTTGATTATACGCCAACCCTTGTGCAAGGTTCGGCGGTAGCAAAAACTGTTGGTATTGCAAGATATTTCCAATTCCAAAAAATGGTTCTTGTAACAATACAACTAAATATAACTGGTTCTGGCACAATCAATAATGCCGTAACTGTTGGTTTGCCAATAGCGGCAAGAGTAAACGTAAATCAGCCAGTTGGTAATGGTTATATTTTTGACAATGGTGGAGTTGGTCCACAGTTCAATTACAACTGCACGGCTTATTTGAGCACAACAACTACATTTTTGTGCCTTTATCAAGCAGGAAGCCCTTGGGGAAGTAACCCGAATTATGCTTTGGCGAATGGTGACCAAATATCGTTTACATTGATGTACGAGGCGGCATAATGGCGATTGACTTCCCCAACTCCCCCACCAGCGGCCAAATCTTCACGTCCGGCGACAAATCGTGGATTTGGGACGGAACCGTCTGGAAAGCTTACGGTGCGTCCCTGTCCCCGACCGTACTGAAAGTGGACTCAACGAACACGCGGGTCGGTATCAACAACCAGTCCCCGGCGTACACGTTGGATGTGAACGGGACGGTCGAGGCGACCCAGTTCATTCAGGGTACGGACTACCTGACTCCGTACACGGGTTTTCGTAATGCGATCATCAACGGCGATTTCCGTATCAACCAGCGAAGTTTCACAAGTACCACCACGAACGCCACTTACGGATTTGACCGTTGGTATCTCGAATACTCGGGCGGCACTTCGACATACTCGTCGCAGTCATTCACGGTCGGATCGCCAGCAGTAACCGGGTATGAGGCAGCGACGTTTGCCCGCATTGTGAGTGCAAGCCAAACTCTCACGTCGCATTACACGATGCTGGTTCAGCGCATCGAAGATGTTCGCACATTCGCTAACGCGCCGGTAACGATTTCGTTTTGGGCGAAAGCATCGGCAGGAACGCCATCTGTTGCGATTGAACTTCAACAGAACTTTGGTTCGGGTGGGACTCCATCGGCTCAGGTCAACAACGCTGTCGGCAAGGTTACGTTGTCTACATCGTGGACGAGGTACACGTTGTCGTATTCTAATGTCCCCAGTATTTCGGGCAAGACGATCGGGACGACAGCAAACACGTCGTTCATTGGGTTGAACATATGGACTTCTGCCGGGTCTGACTACAACACTCGTACCGGAACTCTCGGCTTGCAGAGCGCGACCATTGACTTTTGGGGGGTGCAGGTCGAGCGCGGGTCGGTGGCAACACCGTTTGAGCAGAGACCAATCCAGACTGAGTTGGCGTTGTGCCAACGCTACTACTTTCAATCAACTACAACTTTGCCTCTTTCTATGCCATTGGTTGCTATTGGTGCAACCAATGTAAACTATTGCACATTCAGTTTTCCTGTCCAGATGAGGTCTGCTCCTAATGTTGCTGTATCTAGCGTAGTTGCCGAAGGTCACCACACCAATTTGCCCACAATTACATCATCAAGCGCACATCTTGTGGGTTTTGAATATAGCGGTGGCAACACTAGATCACCAGGAATCAGATTGAATATTGGTCTTTTGACGGCGGAAAAGGAGTTTTAGGCATATGTATTTTTGGACTCTTGACGCTTCTGGAACAAAACTTATTATTTATCTTGATCAAAACAACATTGAATGGTGGCTTGGAGAAAAAGAAAATGATCTCAAGTACCTTGCATGGTTGGAAGAAGGCAACACCCCCGAACCGTGGGAACCCTCCACCACCCCGGAGCCGTAATCCAATAGGCTGACCTCAACACCTGCCAGGAGGGAACATGACCAAACAAAGCCTGCTTGACGACATACGCCACGAAAACGGGCGCGGATCCGGCCCGAACTGTTGGGTCGGCCAGCTTCTCGCCAGCCTCAGCCCCCAAGACCGAACCGACCTTGAGGCCGCTTTCGCCGACTCAAACATCCAGCATTCGGCGATCGCCCGCGCCCTACGCAACCGAGGTCACGACGTGAAACAGTCAGCCATCCCCCGCCACCGGAAGAAAGAATGCTCCTGTGAGTCTCGCTGACGACATCAACGCCGAAAACAACGACCTGACCTCGGTCAACCGGATACGCCGTCAACGCGACCAGGCGAACGCCGAAAACCTGAAACTGATCGAACGGCTCGAGGAACTGGAACGCGCCCTCAACCTGATCGACGCGGCGACCAACACCACCCTGCAACCCCCAAAGTGGCTGGTCACGCCCCCGTCAGGCCGGAAGAAACACGCCACCCTGACCCTTCTGCTGTCCGACACCCACTTTGACGAGGTGGTGTTGCCCGAAGAAGTGGGTGGACTGAACGCCTACAACCGTCGGATCGCCGAACTTCGACTACAAGCATGGGCGCAGAACGCGATCAAGATCGCCCGCCACTATCTTGCCGGGGTCACCTACGACGGGGTGGTCATCATGCTGGGAGGCGACATCTTCTCCGGCGACATCCACGAGGAACTCGCCCAAACGAACGAAGACACGATGCTCGGCTCCCTGCTCCATTGGTCGGAGCAACTGTGCGCGGCACTCACCATGTTCGCCGACGAGTTCGGGAAAGTCCATGTCGCAGCGGTGATGGGCAACCACGGGCGTATGAGTCGCAAACCTCGAGCCAAACTGCGAGCCAGAACCAACTTTGATTGGCTTCTCGCCAAAATGATCGAACGCCACCTCGGCTCAGATCGCCGGTTCACGTTCCAAGTGGGGGAAAACACCGACTGTCTCATCCCCATCTACGGCACCCACCATCTCCTCACCCACGGCGACCAGGTGTCCGGCGGTGGCGGTATCGGCGGTATCTGGCCTCCGATCATGCGGATGCGAGCACGGAAAGCCCAGCGAGCCAACGACACCGGCACCCCGTTCACCACCCTGTGGATGGGGCATTGGCATCAACTGATCCAAACCCCCGGCCTGATCGTCAACGGCTCTCTGAAAGGCACCGACGAATACGCTTGGGTGTCCAACTTCGGGCATGAACCCCCCCAGCAGGCTCTCGCCATCGTCACCCCCGAACATGGGATTACCATTCAGGCACCCGTGTTCAGTTTGGACAGGAAGCGAGAAAAGTGGTGAAACCTGTCCTCGTCATCTGGCATGACGCACACGCTGGCACCAGCCAATGGACGCGCCTCGACGAGATGGAAGACGACGGCCCGTATGAGGTTCGCAGCATCGGATTCCTGCTAGATAAACGATCCGGCGGGAAAGCGAAACACGTTTCCATCACCCAATCTTGGACACCGGAAGCGTGTGTAGACTCTGTTCTCCACATACCTGTCAAGATGGTCCAACAGGTCATCTATCTTCTCGAGGTTCCCAATGAACATCCCGGTGCGGTTAGCAAAAGTGATCTACAAGTTCCTGACCCGATGCACCCCTCGAGGGCTTGAAGAAGAACAAGAACTCGCGTGGGCGATCAAAACGCTTGACGGACTGTTACATCGAAACACAAAAAAGTGATGTTGTAATCTGATGCGGTGAAATATGTACCGCGTCTAACAGTCCTGTTTGTTTGCCTGTTTGCGTGGGTTCAACCTGCCCGAGCTGAAACGGTGACCGTCACAGGGCCGAACGACCTGTGGTTCACGTTCAGCGAACCGACCGTGTTCACCGTCCGCACTTACGCATGGGAGCACGGCATTGACTCCATGCTGTGGCTGTACGACTCGTCAGGAAATCTGATCGCCCAAAACGACGACTGGTTCGGTCTGGACTCTTGGATCGAACATCCGGTACCGGCAGGCACCTACCGGCTTCGCACAGGGGTTTGCTGCTGGGATCCCGACCGCTGGTATGGCACCTCGTACACGTTGGACATCAACGCGACACCCGACCAAACATCCACCACCAGCACCACCACAACCACTACTGTGGTGACCACAACCACTTTGCCGGAGGCGACGACCACAACATGGGTTCCCACCACAACATCCACGGTCCCGACGACGACGAGTACTACCATTGCCCCGTCGACGATTGTCCCTGCCACGGAACCGCCCCCGGAATCATCTTCGTCCACTACATCGGACCCGACGACCACGACCTCTACCGTTGGGCCGTCGACCAGTACGACCGTCTTTTCGGCTCCTACGACGACACCCCCGACGACGACGACGAGCACAACGACCTCAACGACTACGACCCAGCCCAGCTCGTCGGAGACATCGACAACTACCTCCGTTCCCGAGCCAACCACCCCACCGACAAGCAGCCTCCCACCCGAGAATGAGGCTCTGACCAGCGTCTTAGCAGACCCCACCGTTTTTGACGACCTGTCAGAAACCGAGGTGGAAGACCTGATCGCCAGCATCGCTGACACGCCTCTCACCGACGCGGAAGCCGAACAACTGTCAGCCGTCCTGTCAGATGCGCCTGACGAGGTGAAAGCCGAGTTCGAGTCGCAGGTCGACGTGTTCTCCGGCCAGTTTGACACCTACGTTCCGCTCGGCTCGGTCGTGGACGTGGGAACCCGACGAACCCTCGTCGCGGTCACCGCCACCACCCTGGTCGCCATCCCCACCCCCACCAGCAGGAGAAAACCATGAACAAGTTCCCCAAAGTCCTGATCGAAACCGGCGTAATGGCCGGATCCCTCGGCCTCGTCCTCATCACCCTGTCCGGCGAAACCCGAACACAGGCTCTCATCATCTCCCTAGCCAGCATCGCCTTCTACGTTGGCTCCCAGCTGCTGTCCGACGACTAGACTGTTGCCATGACATTGACCCGAAAGACACTCTCGAGCGCGGTAATCGTGCTAGTTTGTGCCGTATTGAGCCAATGTTCAGACAGGTACAGGTACCCTTGTGACAACCCAGCCAACGCCGGAACAGCCGAATGTCAGGGAACGGATGTCTCCCCGACCCCGTAAAGAGCGGATGACCGCCCAAGAGCTGGACGCTCGCCTGCGGTATTACGTCGGAATCGGGCTGATCGTCATCGTCGGCCTCATCGTCGTCACCATGCTGTGGGGACTCCTGTTCGTCGTCCAGCCTCTCGACGCCCAATCGCCGAACGACAAAGCGATGCTTGAAATCCTCGGTCCGATCTGTTACACATTGGTTGGTGCCGCCGTCGGCATCGTTGCCACACGAGGCAACCGTAAAGACGACTAACAAGGAGCCTGCCAATGCCCACCGTCCGAGCCACTCTGGTTCTCGCTGTCACCGTTGACCATCTGCCACCGGAAATCCCCGGCTACAAGTCGCCTGAAGGTGACGAACCGCCGATCGACGGAGGCGAACAGGTCGTCTACGAAGTGATGAAAACCTTGCAGGAAGTCCTCCCCGACAACGCCTATATGTTCGTTCGGGCGACAACCGTGGACAACTGACCGTCTTTACCTGCTAGCGTTCCAAGAATGGGACGTAAATACACAGGTTGGGACGCGAACGCCACCGGCAAACGGGCCGGACTCGAAAAGTTCGTGGAACTCACCATCAAGCATTTCAACAACGGTGTGTGGAACAACGGCACCTGGTCGGTTCGCAACATGAAGAACCCGGCGTTGAAAACCCCGAAGCCGTCTGTTCATGGCACCGGACGTGCCGCCGACCTGTCGTGGCGGGCCAACAAAGGCAAAGGTTTCGGCGACTACAACACCGCCTGTCAAGTCGTCGACTTTTGGGTGGCGAACGCCGAACTGTTCCTAGTCGAGGAAATCCACGACTATTTCCCTGGACCGCACGGGCGAGGCTGGCGTTGCGACAAGGCTGTGTGGACGGTGTACAAGAAGCCGTCCATCGGTTCGGCCCCTGGCGGCGACTGGTTCCATGTGGAGATCGCCCCTGCTCACGCCGACGATCCTGCTTACTATGAGCAGGCTTTCGCCAGTCTCGCAGGCGCACCCGCCCCCGCCCCCGCCCGCGAAATCAGCGACGGACTCAAGTTCGAGTATCCGGGTCAGCCCATCAAGCTCGGTTCCAAAGGTCCAGCCGTCGCATTGGTGCAGGCTGCGATCGGAGCGAAGCCCGACGGAGAGTTCGGTCCCAAGACCGACTATCGGGTGAAGGAATGGCAGATGGCCCGCAACATCGCGCCCGACGGCATCGTCGGACCGATCACCTGGAAGGTCATGTTCGGCTGATGGAAGCGGTGCTGGTCGCCCTCATCGGTGGTGCTTTCACCATCCTCGCCATCCTCGTCGAGAAGGGTCGCAAAGAGAACCAGCGTGACCACAACAACGTGATGGACCGCCTTGATCTGGTGTCAACGGAAATCCGCAAAGACATCCGTCAAGTCCGTTACGACCTGACCGACCATATCAACGGGCCTGCACACCCTCCGGCACCTGCACCTGCTAAAGTGGTGCGGAAACGCCCGAAGGCTGGATAGCCGTAGGTTTCGACGGAGACTTCTATGGCCCAAACCGCAACAGCAGAGTATTACGACAAGCAGGCTGCGCTCACCAAAGGCAACGCTGACCTTGCCTACAACACGGCGTTAGCGAACCTTGCCCGTCGTTTTGGTGCCGCCAACCGCCAACTGGAAGCCAACATGGAGGCTAGAGGCATCCTGCGTTCCGGCGAGGCAAACACCTATCGCACCGAAATGACCGCCGAAGAACAGGCTGAGAAAACCGCCGCCGAAATGGCGAAACTCGGTGCCTACAATCAGGCTGACCTGACGTTGGCTCAGCAGATGGCTGCGTTGAACGCAAGCAATAGTGGTTCCAGCGGAGGTGGCACCTCAGCCCCGTCAGCCCCTGCCGCCCCGTCAGCCCCTGCTAGCCCTGCTGCGCCGAAGCCTGTGGTCGCCTACCAAACGCCGACAATAGCGTTCGCTGGCCCGTACGGTGCGATGGTTCCCGACCTGTCCAAAGTGGACTTCAAGGCTTTGGGACGGGCGATGGAAGCCCAGAAACCCAAACTGCCGTCACCGGCGAAACAGACTGCGACGTTCGCCACCACCGGCCTGTACGGTGTGGCTCGTCCGGTGCGTGACGCAAGAGGACGCTGATGGCAACCCCACAGGAACTCGCCCAGCAGATCGCTGATCGAAGCGCACAAGCCGCCGCGATGATGGCTGACCTGGATCGTCGTGCCCGTGAGGCTGCGACCGCCCGTCTCGCCCCGTCCGGCGACACTCTCGCCATGTATGAAGATCGGTTCAACGAGGTGTACAACCCGGCGAACGCACAAGCTGTCGGTCAAGCGAACGTGATGCGCGAGTATGCGACCGGCCTCGGCGACATCTTGGTGCGCAAAGCCCGCGAAGCCCGCTCCGGTTCCGGTGGTTCGTCGTATTTCAACCCGTACGGCAACTATCGGATGCCAAGCCTCGCCGACCTGATGGCTTTACAAGGCTTGAAGTTCGGACAGAAACCAGTCGCCGCCTACGAAGACAGGAACCGTGGTGTCGCTTTCGCCGGACCGTACGGTGCGGTCATCCCGTCAACCGCCCCCGTCAAGCCTCGACGCGACTACGGTTCGGCTGACACACAGGAACGGAGGCTCGGCTGATGGCACCGCGCACCGGCCCTCGAGGCGTAACAAACGAGGATGTCGCCAACCGTGCTGGCGTCACCTACGTTTACGCCCCCGAAACACCCGCCCAACAGAACCAGGTGAACCAGCAGGCGTTGCTGTCCTATGTTCTCGGCGGGCAGGCTCCCGGCTACGGCAAGAAGTACGGCGGGTTTCCGACCGCCGGTTACGGTCAGGCTGCGATCGAAGGGCAAGCGTTCGGTATCGCCGACCTTGCACGGCAAGCCGCCCAACAAGCAGCAGTTCGAGAAGCAGAACTGTATTCGTCTGCCGACCGCCAGTTGCGACCCATCGAATCGCAGACCGCGTCAGAGATGCGACGAGCGCAACGTCAAGCAGAGTCCACGTTCGGCGGGTTGTCCGAGTCGGAAGATCCGATGGCGCGATATATCGGGCAGAAGATCACCGGATCACGTTTCCAAGATTTGAGCGCACAGCGTGAAGCAGACCTTGAGCGTCAACAGGCACCCATCAGAACACAGTTAGAATCGGATATTGCAAGCCAAGTTGAGCCTGCGCGTCAGATCGGACAAACCCTAGGCGCATTTACCCCAAGTCAACTCGCCCAAGAAATTGCCGTGTCGCGTTATGGGTATGACCCAATGTTGGCTGCTGGTCTGTTTGGTGGGCAAATGGATGTCGACTACTACGACCGTGCACGACAAGCTGAACGTCAGGCTTTGGGTTTCGGCTCAACCAACGAAGAATACTTGTTTGATCTCCTCGGCCCAGAAGAGTACAGGAAATATCAAGAGAACAAGGCGTTGCAGACGTACGACCAAGTGTTCGCGCCGGATTACTCCGAAACGGACAGAAACTTGCAAGAGGCGTACGGTGTTGACCCGTCGTCCATTGTCAACATTGACACCGATACCGCTCGACAAATAATGAACGACAACACGTTCCTCGCAAGCGTCAACTCGTATCGCACGAGCATGGAAACAAACCAAGATGACTTTGTCAGCGGGGAGGAAGCGGCCAACGCCTACGCTAAGGATTACCTTGCGTCAACGGGTGACCCAATTCGTGCGCAAATCCTGTTGGACATTTTGCGCCAATACTCATTCCTCATCGGGACGTAACCCTTTATGAGCATGAACTCAGACGACCTGCTCGCAGAAGTGCGTCGTCGACGGGCATCACTTGATTCGTCGGCAACAGCACCAACTGGTCCTCGTCTTCTGCCGCCCGCCAAACCACACGTTTATCAAGGCGGGGTCAACAAAGATAAGGGTGGCGGCGACGATGGTGGCATCTTCCAAAACCTCGTCGCATCACCTATCGGCTGGGTGGCATCGCAAGTTTCCAACCTTCCCAGATTCGCAATGTCGGCACTCAAAACCGGTGGAAACCTGACTCCTGGCAGACTGGCATACACCGGCCCGAAGATCGTTGCCGACTATCAAGAAGCAGGCAAACAAGGTCTAAGTGGCCTTGATCAGTTCTACTACGCGACATCCGATGCCACCCCTCTAGTATCGCAACTGTCGCAAGGCATTATCACCAGCGGTGGCAACATCGGCGAACTTGCCACACTTGGCAAACTGGACACCGGCGAACCCGGCATCAACTATGCGAACGCCTACAGGAGTGGCAATCTTGGTGCCACAATTCTGGATGACCTCGGCAACGTCGTGCTCGTCGGTCGAGGTGTCGGAGCAGGCAACGTCATCAGTCGCGCCGGTGGCAAAGTATCCGCAGCAGGAGCACCCCGACTTGGACGTGCCATTTCCGCCACCGGACGATTCGTTGAAGAACCGATTGGAACCACAGCCCGCACTACAGCCCGGTTGGCACAGCCTGTCGCCGGACGCTACTTGGGCCGCCCCCTGTTGAGCGAACGTCTCGGACGTGTCGCACAAGCTGGTATTGGCGATACTGCAGGACCGTTCCGTCAAGCGATAATCGAAACTGGCGATGCTGTCACCACTCGCGCCCTGTCTCGTCTCGGCGACATCAACCAGAAGATCGCAAACCTAGATCGGCAGTTTGAGGCGAACCCGACCGAAGGTGGCCGTCTTGCTGTTGAGCGACAGAAGTTGATGCGCCAGCAAGCCAAGTGGACACGCATCTCCGGTTTGGTGCGCAACATCCGAGGCTTCACACGCCAACGCCAAATCCAGGAAGAGCAGCGTCGCGCAAGTTTCATTAGCGAAGGTTTGCGTCTACAGGAACGCGGTCCGAGCGTCGAGTTCGAGGGTGCTCCCGAAGGACCGCTACCCGAGTTCGCCGAGAAAGTCGCCCAACTTATTGCCACCGGGCGCATGGATGTTGTCATCCGTGAACTGCGGGCCGGTGTTCCGTTTGAGCAAGTGTTGCAGTCCATCAACCCGTCCGGCATCGGCCCCGATCTTGCCCGTCAAGGCTATGCGTTCACCGCCGACGACCTGCGGATGGCGGTTGAGTACGCCGACGGACGACTGTCCGACTTTGACCGTCTGTCTGTTGATGCGGTCGTCAACTTCTTGCGTCGTTTCAGCGACGAGTTCACCGCAGGCCAGCTGTCAGGTCAATACCGTCTTGGTGGCCCGATGCCAGAAACCTATACGCGGGAGTCGCCGCTCGTCGAGTTCCTGTTCAGCGCAAATGTTCGTCTTCCCAAAGCACCGTTTGCAGCACTTTTGCGCTACATGGACATCAAGGTTGCTCAACTTGTTCTTGCCAATCTTGACCCCGAAACCCTGAAAGAGAACAACATCAAGGCTACGGTGGAAAACCCGGAAGGTGGGTTCAAGGAACTAGCCGAGGTGCCGAAAGACTCTGACCTAGATGGTTTGGCGCAGATGTTGTTCGAGCGTTTTGAGCCTGAACTAATGCAACTGTTCCCAGAGATCATGCGCAACCCCATGATTTATCCGGCACCGATGCGACCGGCCATGATGCTCGAGGCGCGTCTGTTGCGCAACGCTAAGGCGCAGGACATCAACACGATCCTGACCGGCTTGAACGCTCTAATCGAGCAGTACGGCAATCTGCTCGGCAAGAACACGGTTACGTCCATCGTGGCAAACTTGAAGAACATTGTCGGCACCCCGCTCGAGAACACTCCTGGTGCGTACACGCAGGTCACAAGACAACTGGCTGGCATTCGTCGTGCGATTGCCGAACGCCTGACCGAACTACAGGATCGCGGCGAGGCGTTGACCGCCGAACAGCAAACCATCGTCAGCAACTTGATTGACGCCGAACAGCGTCTTGGTGCTGCAGAAGCGACGTTGCGCACGGTCGCACAAGCGTACGACGTTCTAGAACCGATCCCCGACGAAGGAATATTGCAAGCCGAAGAGGCGGTCGGTGTCGCTCAAGACAAGCAGGCCACAGTCCAGAAGGCGATTGACGAATACCGTCGGAGCCAAGCCGAGTTGCAGTTGCGGGAAGATCCGCGTCAGCCGATTATTGACGAGATTGACGAGGCTGTCCGGCTCGCCGAGGGCTTGGAGTATGGAGACAATCTTGACACGCTGATTGACGAGTTTGAGTTCCGTCAACGTCAAGTTGAGTCAGGAAAGGTTGATCCGACAACTGTTGAGCCAAAGCCGTACACCAACCGTAGCAAAGAAGTAAAAGCGTTCCGTGACGAAATGTTGCGCGTCGCCGAAGATGCAGTAAACGTGGCGTTCAGTCGAGAAGAAGCATTCCAAACGGGTCAAACAATCAGTTGGAACGCTTGGGCTGTTGATTCCGAGAATATCTTCGGTATGCCCTTGCGCGAAGCAATGGTTGACGAACTTGCTCGCTGGTTACCACTTGAGGATGCCAGGAAACTTGCCGATGAATGGGCTGGTGGACGGTACGGGAACGAAGGTTACGTTTATTCGTACGACGAGTTTGGTATCAACAACGATCGTGGTGTCGGCGGCAAAGGTCTAGACGACTGGGTGCAAGTCAAGTCGGTGCCTTTCCTTGACGAAGGTGGGCAACCTGAGTTGAGAGAGTCTTCTTACGGAAGCTTTGGTTCCACCGCCCGACCCGACGAATGGTCGACCTACATCAGAGCAATGGCTGATGTGTACAAGGCCCAGCAAGAGGTCACGCGCATCAAGAAACTGCGTTTGTATGAGATCGCCGACGAAATGAACCGTGATCGTTCGGCCCGCGACTTTGTGACTTCCGGCTACAGCCTTCCGGTGTTGGCCCGTGCGATTGCCTACCTGACAAACCCGAACCTGCTGACCGCCGATCTGCGTCTGCGTGACCGATACGCCACCGAGATGGAGGCCGGTCTTCCGTACGAAGGCGCACCGCCGCGACTCATCCCTATCCCGAAGAAACTTGAGGACGAAGCCGCCCGTGCCGAACGTACCGTTGACCGTCAGCAAGCCAAACTAGATCGTTTGCGTGACCGTAGCGTCGCCGAACAACAGAAAGAACTGAAAGCCCAACTGAAGGGTGTCGGCAAGATTGTTGTTGAAGGCGAACCACCGACCGCAACCGGAGCATTGCTGGATCGTCCTCGCGCCAAGATCGAACGGGAGATCGAGCAGTACATCAACAAGCTCGAGAACCGTCGCATCAAGCTGGAGGAAGTCAAGGCACGTCACGCCGCCCAACAAGCGTTGCTGGACGAAACCGGAGCCATCGGCGAGCAGGCGTCTGCTGTTGGGGAGTACCTGCAACGCCCTGTCGGCGCACAACTCTTCGCTGGTGCCACCGTTCCGCAATACTTGCCGACCGGATTGCCTGCATCCGCTCGCCCTGGTGCGCGTGTCCGCACCGAACTCAGCGGTGAAGGCGCAGCACCGCAGACGAAAGCGTTCTCGGAGCAGATGCGTACCAGCGACGAAATGCCGTTGACATTGAGGGCCACCGTCGAACGCATCAACGAACTGTTGAACGTCACCGGACGAAACAAGATCATTGACGACATCGTCCTCAACCCCGACTTTGCTCGCCGTGCCGGTACGTTTGTCACCCCTGAGCAACTGGTTGAAATCTACAAAGAGGCTCGGGCCGAGGTCGAGGCACAGAATCAGCGTCGTACCCCACAGCAGATTGAGGCTGAGACAGAGAAGTTGGCGAGCGTCAAACTGTCGCGCATCATTCGTGAAGCAGGATACGAACCTGTGTCCCGAGTCAAGGTTGACCCAGAAACTGGGGCGCACGAAGCGTTTGGTGACCTGCTCCAAAGCGTCCGTGACGACCAGGTGGACATCAACACGATCGTGATGCGTCAAGGTGTGCGTGAGCGCATCACGCAACAGTTCAAGGTGAAGGATGCCACCGATATGCCGGAAGGTTTCGCCCGGTATGTGGATGGCATCGCTCGTGCGACCGGCCAATGGAAGTCTGTCATTCTTCCGTTCCGTATCTCATGGCAGACCGGCGACGCGGTGTCCAATATCCTCAACGGATGGGTTCGCGGCGACGTGCCACCGCAACAACTGATTGACCGGATGCGCGACATTGACAGGATCCTGTCGGCAGAAGGTAAGCGTCTTGAGACGTTGACCGGCTCCATCGGCAACCCACTGATTGCCACACTTATCGCCTACGGTTTGCAGGCTCGAGGTGTTCGCGGTGAAGAAGTCAACCAGTTGCGCGGTGTCGGTGACCTTCGACAGGCGGTGCCGGACTACGAGTTCCAACGGATCTTGCCTAAGTTCCGTGAAAAGTCGTTCCGGTTCAACGAATACCAGAACACTCTCGCCCGTGTCGCTGTCGCAATGGAAAAACTGGAACGCATCCTTGCCGAGCGTGGACGCAGAATTGACGAGGTGACGTTGCAGAACGTGCGCCAAGACCCTGTGCTGAGATCAGCGGTCGAACAGGTGGTGCGCGAAACCAACGATGCTCTCGGAGCGTTCTCCGATATGTCCCCGTTTGAGAAGAACGTGGTGCGCAACATCTACCCGTTCTGGTCGTGGATCCGCTACATCAACAAGGCTGCCGTCCAGCTAGCGATCGACAGCCCGGATCGTGTCCTGTTCACGGTCGCCCTCGGAGCGTTGGTCGCAGACGAAGAACAGACCGGCCTATTCCCGTTCCTCGAAGGTCGCGTCCCGCTGATGGGCTACTACTTTGACCTGTCGTTTATGAACCCGTATCAGGAGACAATCCTGTTCTCGGCAAACCCAGTCAAAGCCTTGCTCGACCAGGCCACCAACATCTCGCCGGTCATCTCGGCCCCCATGCAGGCTGCATCCATCACCGGAACCTATGCGACAGGGATGCGGTTCCCGATCCTGCCCGCGCCGTCCCGCCCGTCATACCTTGAGGGGAGTCGAGGTGCGTCCACCCGAACCTTCGGCGACTATGTCGGCGAACTCGGATACATCGGACTCCAGAACTTCGGTGGCCCGTTCCGATCCAGCCTCACCCTGCTCCCCAACGAGATCCCTGTCATCGCCCCTGAAGGCCGACTGCTCGGCACCGATGTCGCCATCGGCAACGTGCAACGGTTCCCACAAGGATCCCAGCGCACCAGCGGACGGTACAGCGTCGAACGGTTGGGGCCGGTCGCCAGCCGGGTCGGAGCGTTGCTCGGTGTCATCGGTATCCCCCGTCCGCTCATCGAAGAAGATGTCGCCCTGCAGCAGGCCCGCCTGCAAACCCGAGCCGACCTGGAAGCCCAAAGACGACGCGAACAGGAACGCCGTCTGTCTAGGATCGGACAATGATCTGGGCTTTAGAAGTCGTCGGCAAACGTCCCACCACCCTCAACCAAGAGCGGAAAACCAACAACTGGGGCAAACGGGCATCAGACACCAAATGGTGGCGTGAACAGTTCTGCCGGTGCGCCCTTGAGGCCGGTATCCCTGCCCACCAGCGGTTGCACGTCTCCGTCTACCCTCTGCACAAGAACGGTCGCTCCCCCCAAGATGTCGCCGCCTGCTTCCCTGCCGCCAAAGCAGGGATTGACGGGCTGGTTGACGCTGGCATCATCGAAGACGACACCCCCGACATCTTGGTTCGTATAGACTTCTACGCACCAGTCATAGACGGCGTAGACGGATTACGTCTCGTCGTGCAAGGAGCAGACGATGAACCCGATGTATAGCAACGCGCTTGGAAGCCTCGCAGCCGGTATGGCCGGTGGCGGTGGCATGGGCGAAGAAGCCGGTGAAGAAACCGAGCAGTACCCCTGTCCGTTGTGCGGTGGCACCGGCGTCGTCACCGAAGAGATGCTGACCGGCGAAGGACAGATGATGCCCGCCCGTCTCGCAGCCCGTCAGCCGATGATGGGCGCACAGATGGGTGGCCCGATGCGGATGCCCATGCAGGCTCCGATGCCCCCCATGAGCTGAGATGGCTACCCCAGCCTGGCAACGTAAAGAAGGGCAGAACCCTGCTGGAGGGTTGAACGCCAAAGGTCGAGCGTCTTACAACGCGCAGACTGGTGGCACCCTGAAAGCCCCTGTGAAGGGTCGACCGTCGTCCCCTGAGGAGATGCGTCGCAAAGGTTCGTTCCTGTCCCGTATGGGTGGCTCGCCAGGGCCGATGGAGGATGAGAAGGGTCGCCCGACCCGCAAGGCTCTCGCCCTGGAAGCGTGGGGTGCGTCGTCGCCGGAGGAGGCACGGTCGATGGGGAAGCGTCTTCTTGAGCAGTACGCCCGAGCCAAAGCAGACAAGGACAAGCGATGAAGAAAGCATTCTGGGAAACGAAGAACCCTGAGAAGAAGTCCACCAAACTCGGTGCCGAAGGTATCGCCCTCGCCAAGAGCATGGCGAAGAAGGCCGGTCGCCCCTACCCGAACCTCGTTGACAACGCCGCCGCCGCCCGAAAGCTGAAGGCCAAGTGATGGACAAGGTTCGTAAGGTGATGCGCGAATACAAGTCGGGAACCCTGCACTCCGGCAAGGGTGGCCCGGTCGTGAAGAACCCGAAGCAGGCTCTTGCAATCGCATTGGCTGAGGCAGACAGAGCGAAACGTAACCTCTAACACTCCTGCTCACAATGTCATTTCGTGTGATGTCCGACATTGCATCATCGTGATTCACTAAACTGGTGACGCATAATAAACGCGACATTGACGGCCTCGAGCCTCTGTCGCTTTCACCGGAGGTTCCGTATGCGTCTCACACTCACAATCGTTGCGTCTATTGCCATGATCGGATGCGCCTCAACCGGCACCGTTCAGCCACCGACCAGCCCGGTCACCACCGTCACCGTCGCACCAACAACCACCAGCACCACCACCACGACGACGACGGTTGCACCGACCACGACAACCAGCACCCTCGTTCCCGCCGACGCGAAATGCGCCGAGCTGGCCCCGATCGCCTCCGCAGCCGGATGGCCTGACCATCTGCTCATTGACGTGCTCGAGGAAGCCTGGTCGGAGTCCCGGTGTCTCAACATCATCGGGCCGATCCACGGACAACCGGCACACAAAAACTGGAACGGCTACGACTGGGGGCCGATGCAGATCAACCGGGTGTGGCACGACGACATCAAGAACAAGTACGGGGACTGGCGTGTCGTTGCCGACCCCTACTACAACTTCGCATGGGCATGGGAGATGTACATCTGGTTCGATGCCAACCGTGGATGCGGGTTCCAGCCCTGGTCACGGCCCTGCAAATAAGTCCTTGACAACCCTCCGAAACAGGGGGAAACTGGAACCGTGCAACACCCCACCGATACGGTGAGGTCAACTGAAAGGGGTAATACCATGACCGAACTGGTCCCGCTCACCTCGAGCATCGAAACACACACCGCCGACGGGCTGCGCAACGCACTCCTGACCGCCGACCAGGGCCGACAGGCTCTCGCCGAACAAGGCGACTATCAGCAACTGCTCGCAGCATGGCAGTATCTGAAGACCATCAAAGCTGACATCGACGTTCTGATGCGAGCCACCGAAGACGACATCACCCGTCTGCTCCCCGAGAAGAAGCAGTTTGTGGAAGGCATCGGCACCGTGGAACGGCGCACCTCATTCACCCGCAAATGGCAGTCGGAGGAACTGATGCGCGACCTGTGCCGTGTTAGCCTCGACCCGCAAGGCACCGGGGAGATCACGCTCACCAACGTCGCCACCATGCTCGAGAACCTGAAGAAGGTTCTGCCGTTGACCGCTTCCCTCGGCTGGCGTGTCACCGCCCTGAAGGAACTCGGCATCGACCCCGACACCTACGGCGAAGCCACCTACGGTCGCCACACCATCCAGATCACCAAGTGAAAGAGGAAATCAACATGAGCCAGCAAGAAACCAGCAACGCGGTCGAGGTGCATCGTCCGCTGACACCCGCCGAAGTGTCGTGGAAGACCGCACAGCGGATCGCCAACACACCGTTCGTGCCGACCGCCTTCCGAGGCAAACCCGAGTCGGTGTTCGCAGCCGTCCTGTACGGCGAAGAACTGGGCCTCGGCCCCATGCAGTCGCTGAACAGCATCCACGTCATCGAAGGCAAGCCGAGCATGGCCCCCGAACTGATGCGAGCACTCGTCTTCAAGGCCGGTCACCGCATCGACGTGAAGGTGTGCATGAACGACGAAGTGATCCTGTACGGATGCCGTGCCGACTCCGGTTCCGAAGCGACCGTGAAGTGGACGATGAAGGACGCACAGAACGCCGGTCTGGCCGGTCGTGGTGCGTGGAAGACATACCCCCGTGCCATGCTGTTGGCTCGCGCCACCTCCGAACTGTGCCGAATGCTGTTCGCCGATGTCGTCGCCGGACTGTCGTACACCCCCGAAGAGGCTGCGTCCATCGCCGGATCAGACTGGGAGGAAGTCCCCGCCGAACCGCCGGTGTTCATCGAGAAGCCGACCACCATCCCCAACCAGCCGGAACCGCCGGTGGAAGCAGTCGTGGAAACCTCATGGGAAGAAGCGTTCCCCGGCTCCGACATTGTGGATGCGGAAATCATCGAAGATCAGCGTCCCGAAACCGTGTACCCCGAAGAGATCGCCGACCCCAACATGGCGACAGCGAAACAGATCGGGATGGCGCGGGCGTTGCTTCGTGAATGGGGCATCGTCAACAAGGCCGAGTCCATCAACCTCGCCGAGATGGTGTTGAACCGCACCGTCACCTCGATGGCCGACATGAGCAAGAAAGAAATCTCGGCGTTCATCAAACACCTGCAAGTCAACCATCCTGACGGTGACAAGTCGTGAACCCTGTCAAACTGTGGAGACTGCGACGCGCAGCCACGCAAGGGCATCTGAACCTGATGGCACAACATCTGCTCCAATGCACCGACACGATCAACGAACTGCGAGCCGAGAACGAAGAGTTGCGCATCCGAGGGAACCGTCTCGCATGGGCAATCGACAACAACGATTGGACTGTCGAATCCGCTGAACGCCTGTCCGACTCGGCGTCCGCATGGAGGGAGTTCTCCTGATGGCCTCCGACCTGCCCAAACTGGATTTCGTGCCGATCCCGTGGATCAAAGACGCAGCGTGTCGAGGCATGGACCCCAACTACTTTCAGCCCGATGTCGGCCAGCCTGCCACCGAAGCGAAACAGATTTGCAACGGGCGCAAAGCCACCCGACGCACACCAGGGCTACCGCCCTGCCCTGTCCGAGCTGAATGCCTGAACCATGCGGTCGCCATGAACGAACGCGGGATCTGGGGTGGCACCACCGAACGGGAACGCCGTGCGATCCGCAACAAGGAACCTCGAGGGAAACGTGCTGACGCACGGGTCGCCCGCATCGTCCACGGCACCATCGACGGATACCGGCACGAAACACGGCTCAACTTGCCCCCCTGCAAAGCGTGTCGCCAAGCGTGGAACGACTACCAGTACAACGAACGGAAACGGGGTGTCGGCGGCTACGACATCCGGTTACGCGAGTTCGTCACCCTCGTCTCCGTGGTCCACCGAGGCCAGACACCCGACCTCGAGGCGATCGCACAGGAAAGCCGTGACATCGTATTGGCCGAGTCTGTAGGCTCCATTCATGGCGAAGAAGCCGATGTTCGACCAGCCGACTGAAGGGGACTGCGACGAATGCGGAATCCCCATCCCACCCGACATGATCCCATCCGGGTTCAACCGGCAGACCGGCATCCTTCTCTGCCAAACCTGCAAGCGATACCATCATCAAACACCCCGTCAATACTTTGACGAATAACCAAAGGAAACCAAATGAACCTGCCCTGGCAACAACCAATCCGACCGTTGGAATACAAGTACCACTCGGACGAATACCCGACCGGCTGGTCGCCGTGGATGATCGTGCTGTTCATCCGGCCCACCAATAACGGTTGGGAAATCATGGGTCCGAACGGCATCATGTGGACTCAGAAGGATGCGATCCTGCGGGACGTGGCGGCATGAACCACCTTCAGCTTGTCCTCCCGTTGGCTGTCCGCAACAGCGACCCCAGCACCAGCGTCACCCCGCCGAACCGCAACAGTCAGATCGCACGACTGTTGGATGCCTACACGCTCGCCGACCTGACCGACGAGGAAGCGGTCGAAGTGACCCTCGGTCACCCGCCGACCCTCGCCGACGAAGGGTTGCGACGCCGAGCCTCCGACCTTCGTGCTCTCGGCTGGATCGCACCGACCGGGGAGACACGCCCGAACTCTCGAGGCCGTCAACGCATCGTGTGTGCGATCACCGACGCAGGCCGAGACGCGCACATGGGGGTGTTCTGCAATGACTGACGACGACCTGAAGAAACTGATGCTCGCCATCGCATCTGGGCTGGAGAAGATCAGCGAACAACTCGCGTCGCTCGAGGAAGCGAACCGGCGCACAATGGGTGCCATCGAACGGATCGACAACCGGCAATGGCGCGACGGGATGCGACGGACATGACCCGTCTCACCTACGGCTCCCTGTTCTCGGGCGTCGGTGGCATGGACATGGGGTTCGACACCCACATGGACTGCGTGTTCCAAGTCGAATGGGACAAACACGCCCAGTCCATCCTGCGCCGCCATTGGCCCGAGGTACCCAAATGGGGTGACGTACAAGAAGTCAACGGGGCAGACCTGCCGCCGTGTGATGTTCTCACGTTCGGCTCCCCCTGCCAAGACCTGTCCGTCGCCGGTAAACGAGCTGGGTTGGACGGCGGTCGCTCATCTATGTTCTACGAAGCTGTGCGAATCATCAAGGAGATGCGAGATGCAACCTCATCCCGACCAACTGGCCCTCTTCCCCGAGCAGTTCTTTGGGAAAACGTCCCCGGAGCCTTGTCCTCCAACCTCGGAGCCGACTTCAAGTCGGTTGTCGACGAAATGGTTGACCTCGGGGCGTGTCTCGTCGAGTGGGCTGTGTTGGACGCGCAACATTTCGGAGTCCCCCAGCGACGACGGCGCGTCTTTCTCGTCGCTATCTTTGATCCTGCAACCGCCGACCGATGTCCCGACCCGCTACTACCTGTCAGCGAAGGCCGCCGAGGGGATTTTGCGAAGGGCCGAAAGAAGGGGCAAGACGTTGCCGGAAGCGTTGCGGCGAGCGTTGATGCAAGTAGCACACACCGTCAGCTCGGACACGGCCACTACGTCGAAGACGACACCGCCTCCGCTCTGAAACAACGCGACTACAAGGATGCGACCGACCTTGCTGTCATCCCGTTCGTGAAGGCTCGACGCGCCCAGAACGACACCGACGACGAGACATGGGTCGAAGGTGAGGTCACCCCGACGCTCAACGCTTTCGACAACGGCGGCGAATCCAGGGCGACGGTGCTGATGCCGGTTGCCTACAGCATCCGTGAAGACGCGAAAGCCAACACATTCAGCGCAACCGAAACAGACACCGCGCTGTGCCTGAACGGGCTGGTGCCATCCCCACAATCGCACCATGCGCAAATCTTTATCGCGGAACCTGTGATCTTTGAGAACTCGTTCCGTGACGGCATACGGATCAACGATGGCATCCCTCATTGTCTGCCCGCCAAAATGGGTACTGGTGGGGGGAATCAGCCACACGTCGCCCAGTCGGTCACGGCGTCGTTCAAGCCGGGAGCGTCAGCGAAAGCATACGGCATCGGATATGAGGAAGAGATGGCACCGACCCTCGAGTCCGGTGGTGGAGGCAACAACAAGCCAGCGATCATCCAGCCAGCTACCACTACCCTTGCTGTACGTCGACTGACCCCGCTCGAGTGCGAACGGCTGATGGGATGGCCGGACCACCACACCCGCTACACCGACCTCGGGACCGAGCAGGCCGACACGCACCGCTACAAGCAATGCGGGAACGGTGTCGCCGCGCCGGTCGCCCGATGGGTCGCCGGTCACCTGACTAGGATTCTGGGATGACCCGCCGGAATAACGTCGCTGACGAAATTCGCCCTGTACCTCAGGTGCGGACACTTACCCCCGAACAGGAGCGTTTCGTGGAACGAGCGATCGACATCATCTACTTCGGGAGCCTGTACATCACCTGCGCGGCCCTCGTCCTCTGGTTTCTGCGACGCTGGATCAAATGATCGAGTCGGGAGCCTGACCGGAGCCAAACCGGCCACCGTCTGGTTCCACCAGGATGCTCGAGATCACCTCGGCGGCAGTCACCTCGGCCACCCCGTCGGTGAGACGCAACGTCTGACGCACCCAGCGGTCCGTCGTATGGCCGAGCCAGCGGGCGATGACCGGCACCGGCACACCACGCTCAAACTGTCGCCGCACCGCCCAACGTCTCATGTCCTGCACGTTCAACCGGCGTCCCGTCGCCGCCGACGCGATCTTCCCCAACCGGATTGTCGCCCATTCCGAGGTCATCGTCCCAGCGAGCGGGGTAGTCGGGGCATACACCGACTGGAGGCCGACGGTCAGCACCTCGAGACGCCCGTCGACCGGGATCTCGCGCCGGTTCTGCTTCCGGCTTCGCACCGTCACCAGCGTCTTACCTTCCCATATGCGCACGTCGACACCACGCACTCGGAGAGCCTCCTGACAGTCGCAGCCAGCCCACGCCACCATGCCCGCCAGCCATTCCCAGCGCGGACCGAGCTTGGCAGCCTCAGCCATCACCAGCATCATCTCGTCGTCGGTCGGGATGCTCTCGAGATTCAGGACGATCTCACGCTTTGGCAACTTCACCGAGTGCAGACCGTGCGCCCGCAACACCTTCGCATCCACCAGGGCATCAAACCATTTGGCGACACCGCACACCCTCGAGGCCACGCTCGTCGGCGTGTACTGGGCAGACATCCACGCGACAAACTGCTGGGCGTTCGCCACCGAACAATCGAGAGGATGCACACCGTGCTCGGCGCACCAGCGTTGCCACGTCACGATGTCCTTCTTGTACCTCTTTCGAGTATGGATCGAGGGGTAGGAAGCTAGAAAGTTGGCGGTCACAGACCGGACAGTACGCATAATAAATGTTTACCCTATCGGAATCGTGGTTGGAGCATCAATTTTTGGACGAATGTACGCAACGCCCGCCCACACCCAGCGTTTCGGGCGGGCCGGTGCCGGGGCGTGAAGAAGCCCCGCCCGAGTGGGGCGGGGCTTCCACGGGGTCAGGGCTTCGGGTGGGCGTGGCCGAGCGTGTAAGCCCAGACGACTGCGGCCAGTTCTCGGGCGGTATCGACGGGGGCGAGTCCGACGACATACCAGCACCCGACACCGCCGACGCGCTGAAGGTAGACCGACCAGCACCGGGGCGCGGTCTGTCCGTACTTCCACCTCCACCCCACCGGGGCGGGCGGGAGGCTGCGCATCAACGTGGGCAGGCACCGCGACCCGCAGACGTGCGACAGATCGCCACGGGCGCACGGGGGCGCGTCGAGTCGATCAATCACGGCACGACCGCCAGACGAGCACGAGCACCACGAGAAACCCGACGACGGCCACCGGGTGCGGCCAGTTCGTAACGTCTCGACACCATCCTTCTGCGCATTGGTAAGCGTCGGCGGCGGTCATTGGGCCACCTCCATGCGACGAACGCGAACGGCGACGGCTGCGCCTAGTTTCCCGCGCGAATCCGGCGAACCCTTGCCGCCATGCTGCAGGAACGTGACGGGGCGCACCGGGCCACCGGGCAAACAAACGGCGCACGAAATACAAGCCCCGACACCGGGCGCACCGGGGCGGGCGGTGCTCCGGCGTCCGTCAGGGCCGACAACGTGCGCAGCGACTCCGGTCCCGTCGTCGACGTGCCTGCCGGTGGCGGGACACTCAAACGGGCGACCGGCCACGGGGGCCACGGCGGCCAACTGCGCCCAGATTGCGACGGCGTGTCGCCGGTCGTCGGCGAGAACGGCCACGGGCAGCCCCAGACGGGACGACGTGCGGGCCATCGTCGCGGCGTTGTGCTCGTCCGCCGATAGGTACACGCGGCCATTGTCGGGGACTGGCAGAAGGTGGCGGGCATTCACGTGGTCGCGGGTGTACAGCCAGTGATCCACGGCGGGGGTCTGTCGCATTGTCTCGCGGATTGCGCGGGCATACCACGGGGCGAATAGGTCACCGCCGGACTGCCACCGGAACGCCGGTCGGCGGATACCTCGGGCGGTCTGCTGGCGGGCGGAATGTTCGACGACGGCCACCAGGGCGGCGACGACACGACCGGCCCCAGCTCGGCCCCCGGCACCGTACAAGGTGCGCAACACGGTGAGATTGTTCGACGCGTTGCGGGCCAGGGCGGGGCTTAGGTTCTCGATCCCGGCGGCGTAACACTCACGACACGCGGGGGTTGTGCGGTCGCACGTCCCGCCCATGTCCAGCGGGCCAACCGGCAACGGGAACGCGTTGTGAATGTCGGCACGGGCAGCCCCTCGGGCGTCGACCAGTACGCTCGGCGCGGTCTTCGCGTCGGCTTGTATGTACAGGCGGAGACCGTCGGCGACGGTCACCCAGCCCCCCGAGAGTGCGGGGGACTGGGGCAGGCGGTCACGGCGGGCGGTCATGCTTCCATCCACTCGGCGCATGATGGGCAGTCACAAGCGCATTCTGGACAGACCATCGCATAGGCGCGGGGGTCTCCCATGACATCCCACGGAACGACCACGGCGGTCCGCACGTCGATGGCGGTATAGCCGTCCCCGGCAAGTTGGCATGACGCGCACGGCACCGTCGGGCCTAGCACGGAAGTGGCGCGGGTCGCGTCCGCGTTGTACGGGGTGGCCATCCATGCCCGCCACCGCAGGCCGTCGGCGAGAAGGCCGGCCAAGCTCACGGACTCGTCGAGAACGTCGGCGGGGATCGCGTCGAGTTCGCTGGCGTCGGTCGCGGCGTCGATCTGCTCGGCGGTCAAGCGGTGAAGATCGACGACGGCAGCCAACTCGGGCGCGACAAGTGTCCCGGTATCGGTATCGATCACGAGCCACCGGGCGCGGTGCTGGTCTGGTGAACATAGGCAGTCTCGGAGCGTTTCACGGCATCCGGCGCATTCGGTTGGTCTCACTTTCGTTTCCTTTCGGTTAGTTGGTCACGCACGCACGCACGATTCACGCACGCACGAAACGCACGCCCACACCCAGAAGCTGCCAAGCTGCCGGGCCGGCTGGTTGGTGTACCGACCAGGTCGGTCGGAGTGCGTCGGGTGGGAGTTGAACCCACCTAACCCCCGCCTGCGGGGCGACGCGGTCGGGGTCACACTCGCTTCGCAATGAAGGGGATCGCGTGCGCGGTGAATTCGGCGGGCGTGTCGCGGAAGCCGGTCGCCCAGTCCTGACGTTCGCACTCCATTAGGCACGCGAGGCGCACGAGGGCGACGGGGAGATCGGGGTAGTTCTCGCTCCATTCGTTCGCGATACCGTCGTGCCATGTGAGAACGTGGTCACCGTTGGGCTTCTCGTAGATGCGGGCGGTAACATCCTCGCGGGTGACCACGAGCACCTCGCGGACTGCGACGACAAACTCGGCGACGCTCATCGCGTGCGCGATCGCGTCGCGCATTCTTTCGGCGGGCATCGGGGGTTCGGCGATCCCTATCGCGTCGGTGCCGTAAGTGCGGGTTTCTCCGATCATGTCGCCAGACTCCACGTCGTAGAAGCCGACCGTGATACCGCGCGACCATCCGAGGATCGGTTTCGTGGCTTCTTCGCTTTCGGTAACGAGCACTTGAACCGGACGCGCTCCGATTATGCCCTCGGTTGCGAACGCGTCGCATCCCCCGCCGGTACCCTCGCGGTACCACGTCCCGCCGGTGGAAGCGGACAGGTAGGCGGTAAGAGCGTCGTCGATGTCGCGGGTGCGGATGTTGTGGTGGTAGTCGTCCCATGTGAGCGGGAACTCGGTCGCGTCTAGCGTGGTGTAATCCTCGGGGCTTCCGCCTTCGCTCATAACGATCGGGTGACCGGTCGGGATGATTGCGACCGGCGCGGTTTCTTCCGTGCTCCGATCGTAGAAATAGACCACCGCGGGACGCGGGGCCTCGGGTGCGGGCTGGCTCATGGCTGGGTATCCTTTCGGTGTTGGTCGGGATTGACCATGACCGGAGTTTACCCCTTCCATGTTGCGATCACGTTACAAACGGCAAGATTCATAAAGATTCATTCCCCTGCATAATCATGCGGGCCGGCTGTCGGGATGTACGCCGGAGAGCCGAGACCCCGAGGGCGTAGCCCGAGAGGGTGACCGACGAAGTCGGCGTGTCTCGACCTGCCCGACTGCCCTGCCCTGCCCTGCCATCTGCCGACCGTGACCGAGGGTGACCGTTCCACCCCAGCCAGACCCCACCACCTACCAGCACCGATGCCCGACCCCACCCACCCCCGTACGCACCCGTGGGGGGACCCCAGCCCCCTACTACTACTACGAACTCCCGTATTTTTTGGCCCCCCTGATCGGGGTGGTGGGCGGCTCGAGTGGTGTGTTGCGGTTGTGTTGCGTTTGTTGCGGTTGTGTGACGGTATGTTTATGCAGCTATTTGCAGGTCAAGGGCTTGTTGTCACCCGTTCCGGGCGGTGTTTGTCCTGGCGGCTTGTTGCGTTTCTGCTCCCGCCTCGCTTCGCTCGTTGGGTCGACGCTTCGACGTTGTCTCGCGTCCTCATCCTCCGGTGACAAAGCTGGCGGTTGTTCTTCCCCCACAATTCGGGCTAGTAGCCTCAGGGTGCCGGTCTAGACGTGTTCGGTGGACAACCTTCGCCATTTGTGTCGTTTGGAAACGCTGCTCCTCGTCGTCGATGCAACGAGGTCTACCCACGTCACCGTGTGTCACCGGCCCCCATGCAATCGGGTTGGGTCTGATGCCTGTCTCTGTACAGGCTGCTGTTCCAGGTTGTGTGCCGGTGGGACATAGCAAGTTGTCCCACCGGCGGTGTTGTCCGAGACCTCTTATCTGAGCAACGATCGGAGCGTAGCATCATGTTGTGAGAGAGTTGCGTCATCTTGCGTAACAGTTGTGTTACGGTGGAGGTCTCTGCGGATACGGAGGTCAGGGGTGCGAGTTATTTCATATGGCGGTGGGGTTCAATCCACCGCACTTATTGTGCTGGCGGTGCAAGGTCGGATAGGCCATATTGACGCCGCATTGTTCTCGAACGTGGGGGATGACTCTGAGCATCCCGACACTCTCAGTTTTGTTC